CTTCGCTGGCCTCGCGTCCTCCGCCTGGTATCAGACCTTCGGCAATGGCACCCAGTACTACTACCGCAAGGGCTACGAGCTCCGCGCGCGCGCCGTCCGCAGAGTAAAAATTTAGTCATTCACCCATTCAGTCATTCCGGAGATCTTACATGACCAACACCGAACCCGTTTCGATCCCGCTCGAGGGCGGGCTGAAGCTCGTCGTGCCCGCCGGCAAGCTCGCCGACGAAGTGATCAGGAAGCTGCTCAACGGCGACGCGCCGGCGCCGTCCACCACCGTCGCGTCGTTGAAGGGCGTGCCGCCGATCGGCGCCGACTGGCCGGGGCAGGGCGGCTTCTACGCCGGCGTCGTTCGCGGCGCCGACGGAAAACCCGACCACCATCTTATCCTCGCCGATCCAGACAAGGGCGACGTCAACTGGGGCGACGCTACGAAGTGGGCGAAGGACCTGAAGATCGACGGACACAAGGACTACGCGCTGCCTGAGCGCAACGAACAGGCGATCCTCTACGGCAACGTGCCCGAGCGGTTCGAGAAGCAAGGCTACTGGTCTGCCGCGCCCTACGCTGGCTACGCGTCCTACGCCTGGTATCAGACCTTCGGCAATGGCACCCAGGGCTACGGCCTCAAGGACGGCAAGCTCCGCGCGCGCGCCGTCCGTAGATTGCCCATTCAGTAATTCAGTCATTCAGTAATTGAATGGGCCTCCACACTGCTCTCCCCATCTACAAGGTCACTTATGATCTGGCGCTTCTCGCCGCTACGCTCACCCGCAACATGCCGCGGGACCTCAAGGCGCTCTACGGCCGCATGCTCGCCGCTGAGTGTGCCGAGCTCGTGCTGCTCGTCTATCGCGCCAACTGCGCGCGCGACAAGGTCCCGCACCTGGACGCGCTGCTCGAACACCTGCAGGTGGCAGAGCTGCTCTTCCGGCTCGCCCACGATCTCCACGCCATCAGCCAGAAGCACTACGCGGCCGCGATCGCCCTCACCGGCAACATCGGCAGGCAGGCCAATGGCTGGCGCAAGTCACCCGCATCGTCGCCCGCCGCATGACGGTCACGGCCGCCCTGCCTGTGCGATCAATCTGGTCGTGCCGCTCGCTCACAAGGCGACCGCCATGCGCGCCAGGGAAACCGGCGACCGCGTGATCGCTAGGTCCCGCGCAGTTTCCCCGCTGATCGGCCGAGGCCTTCGGCGGGGCGACGTGGATAGCACGATGGAGCGCCCTACGCTGGCAACGCGTCCTACGCCTGGTATCAGAACTTCGACAATGGCAACCAGAACAACAACCACAAGGACAACAAGCTCCGCGCGCGCGCCGTCCGCAGATCGAAGCGATGCGGCTTTTTCTTTCGAGGACCTGGTCGCCGCCTACTTCGACTGCCGGCGCACCAAGCGCAACAGCGCATCCGCCCTCGATTTCGAGCAGGACCTCGAGCGCAACCTCGGCGCGCTCCACGACGAGCTTGCCGCCGGCACCTACCGGCCCGGCCGGTCGATCTGCTTCATCATCACCCGCCCCAAGCCGCGCGAAGTCTGGGCGGCCGACTTCCGGGACCGCGTCGTCCACCACCTGCTCTACAACCGGATGGCGCCGCGCTTCGAGGCCTCCTTCATCGCCGACAGCTGCGCCTGCATCGAAGGCCGCGGCACGCTCTATGCCGCCCGCCGCATCGAGGCGAAGGTCCGCTCGATTACGCAGAACTGGTCGCGCCCCGCCTGGTATCTCAAGTGCGACATCGCCAGCTTCTTCGTCTCGATCGACAAGCGGATCCTTCGCGATAGCCTCGCCGCCCGAATCGACGATCCCTGGTGGCAGTGGCTCGCCGACGTCGTGCTGTTCCACGATCCCCGCGGCAACGTCGAGATCCAGAGCGGAGCCGCCGAGCTCGCCCGCGTGCCCCCGCACAAGAGCCTGTTCGCTCAGCCCGCTCACCTGGGCCTGCCGATCGGCAACCTGTCGAGCCAGTTCTTCGCCAACGTCTACCTCGACGCCCTCGACCAGTACGTCAAGCACCGGCTGCGCGCGCTCCACTACATCCGCTACGTCGATGATTTCATCCTGCTCCACGAATCGCCGCGGCAGCTGAACGCCTGGCGCGCCGAGATCGAGGCCTTCCTCGAACGCGAGCTGCGGATCCGCATCAACCCGACCAAGACTATTCTGCAGCCAGTCGCCCGAGGGATCGATTTTGTCGGCCACGTCATCAAGCCCTGGCGCCGCACCATCCGCCGCCGCACCGTTCACGAAGCGTTGAGCCGCGTCCGGACCCGCGACGCCGGCGACCTCTTCCACTCCGCCAACAGCTACTTCGGCCTGCTCCGCCAGGCCACCCACGGCCACGCCGACCGCGCCCGCCTCGCCAACCTCGTCCGCCGGTGCGGGCTGGCGGTCAACCATCAGCTCACGAAGGCGTATCGCTGATGCCCATCCGCCCCGAACGGGTCGCTCTCTACCCGCCCGACTGATATGACCACCAAAATCGAATGGACGGACGAAACCTGGAACCCGGTGACCGGCTGCACCAAGGTCTCGCAGGGCTGCCATTTCTGCTACGCGGAGCGGCTGTGGCCGAAGGTCGAGGGCGCCCGCGTCAAGCGCGAAGGCGGCGCGCCGCGCGCCTTCACCGACGTCCGCTGCCATCCCGAACGCCTCGATGCCCCTCTCCACTGGCGCACTCCGCGCCGCATCTTCGTCAACAGCATGAGCGACCTGTTCCATGAGGAAGTGCCAAGCGCATTTATCGGTAAGGTTTTCGGTGTGATGGCTGTCGCGCGGCAACACGTATTTCAAGTACTGACGAAACGACCGCAGCGCATGTTGGACCTGCTCGCCGATGGCGTCGTAGGTCCGTTGAAAGGCGAAGCCGACCAGACCGCGTTTGAAATACGGCGTGAGCGATCTACGACTGCGGAAGAGGCTAGCCGGTGGCCGGGCCTCAAGTGGCCGCTCCCCAATGTATGGCTCGGCGTCAGCGTCGAGGATCAGGCGACCGCCGATGAACGCGTCCCGCTTCTGCTCCGGATCCCCGCCGCGATTCGATTCGTCAGCTACGAGCCCGCACTCGGACCGATCAATTTAGGTTGGTATCTCCTCCGCTTTGACCCTATGCAGGGTGACAAAACACCAAACCTGCGCTGGCTCATCGCCGGCGGCGAATCCGGCCCGAACGCCCGCCCCCCGCACCCCGACTGGTTCCGTTCCGTCCGCGATCAATGCGCTGAAGCCGGCCTCGCGTTTTTCTTCAAACAATGGGGTGAGTGGGCACCGGATTGCCGATGCGGACGCGACTATCCCTGCAAGACCATTGATCGTCCACCACCGGGAAAAGGCGTCATGTTTCGTTGCGGCAAACGCCGCGCCGGCCGTCTCCTCGACGACCGCGAGCACAACGAGTATCCGGCGTGAGCTACCGCCCCATCACGGACCTCTGGATCCTCGCGCGGCCGAAGGTCAAGTATTACGGTGCCTATCCATCCGGTTTTCTCGAGCGCGCCCGCGCGTTGCTCGGCGTCACGACCGACGACGCGGTGCTCCATGTCTGCAGCGGCAAGGTGCGCGACTACCCGTTCCGAGGCCTCGGCCCGAATGACAAGACCGTCGACATCGACCCGGCCACGAAGCCGGATTACACCGACGACTGCCGCTATTCGCTTCCACCAGGGCCGCATAGGAGCCATTGGCCCGCGATCCTCGCTGACCCGCCGTACTCGGCCGAGGACGCCACGCACTACGCCGCCGGCGCCGACAAGCTCCCGAGCCCGCGTTTCCTGCTCGCGAACTGCCTGCTCTACGTCCGCCCCGGCGGCCGTGTCGGGATCCTGCACTACCAATGGCCCCGCCCGCCCGAGAAGGTCGGCCCCTACCGCATCAAGTGCGTCGCCCTGGTCGCCGTGGCGATGGGCTACGGCAACAACCTCCGCGCCTTCAGCGTGTTCGAGAAAGTCAAAGCATGAAAGCCCTTTCCCTCTGGCAGCCCTGGGCCTCGCTTTGGGCCTGCGGCCGAAAGACCTACGAAACCCGATCATGGGCGACCGACTATACCGGGCAGATCGCCGTCCACGCAGCGAAGCGCATCGAGACGGATATCTCGGACGCGCTGCGCGAGATCTGCGAGGACGAGTTCGGCGGGCATTGGACCGTAGAGCTCCCTGCCGGCGCGCTGATCGCCGTCTGCGAT